CTAACTATACTTCAGGTGGAGCTAACTTAACCAATGTAAATCCAACAAGTTCTGGAACAACAGCTTTTACAGACTTTGCTGATTTAACTTTTGGTACTGCTACTATTACTGCTAGAGGTTGTATGATTTACAACAGCTCTGATAATAATAAATCAGTAGCAACAATTGACTTTGGTGGAGATAAAACATCTACTACTGGAGACTTTACTATTGTATTCCCAGCAGCAGCATCTTCTACAGCGATTATAAGAATCGCCTAGCCTTAAATGGCTTTTCTTAACGGTTGGGGTCGAGGCACGTGGGGCCAACTCACGTGGGGTCAAGACTCTATACCAGTCACTCTTACTGGATTAGCCGCAACTGGAGCAGTAAGTGGCGTAGGAGTAAACGCCCAAGCAATAGCAACTGTTGCTGGTGTAACAGCTTCACTTGGATCAGTTTCAGTATCAATTAACGCTGACGCAAATGCTACTCCATCAGGACTAGCAAGCACCTCAGCATTAGGAACTTTAACCAGCGTAACTGGTAAAGCAAACATAACTCCAGCCAGCCAGGTTGGAACTTCTGCTTTAGGTACAGTTACTCCAGAAGCTCAAGCAAAAGTTTCTTTAAGTGGTATAGCTGCTACTTTAGGAAATGTTTCAGTATTAATTGATGCAGAAGCAACAATCATCATTAGTTCAGGGGTAGCGGCAACAAGCGCTATAGGAACAGTTACAACACGATCATCTAATAAAATTATCGTGTTTGCACCAGCCGCAATAGGATCAGTTGGATCTGTATCAATAGACGCAGAAGCAACAGTTTCAATTACAGGGTTGTCAGCTACAGGAGAATTAGGGCATGTATTTAAATGGGAAGATATTGATGAATCTCAGACTCCAAATTGGACAGATGTGGCCGCATAATTTAATATACAATAACCAACTAAAGATGGCATAATAAATGCTCAGAGGTAAAAGATGGCAGCTTATACAAACGATTTAAGATTAAAAGAAATTGCAACAGGTGACGAAAGCGGAACTTGGGGTGATTCTACTAACACTAATTTAGAATTAATTGGTGATGCTTTTGGCTACGGAACAGAGGCCATCACAACTAACGCAGACACTCATACCACAACAATAGCAGACGGTTCAGCAGACGCTGGCCGAGCTATGTTCTTAAAATATACTGGAACTTTAGACTCAACATGTACCATCACTATTGGACCCAATACAGTTTCAAAAGTATGGATTATAGAAAATGCTACCAGCGGATCTCAAAGTATTATTATTAAACAAGGTTCAGGAGCTACAGTTACCATTCCAACTGGAATGACATCTGTAATTTACTCTGATGGAGCAGGTTCAGGTGGTGCTATGGTAGACGCATTAACAGATTTAAATGTTGCATCTTCACTTAGTATAGGTGGTTCAGGTGTGGCAACAACAGGTAAAGCTATAGCAATGGCTTTAGTTTTCGGATAAAATTAGGATAATATTATGGCAAACCCAAATTTAGTAAATGTAACTTCGATATACGCTAACAGTTTAAACGGAGCTTTAACAACTACAGTAACAACTGACATAATAACTTGTCCAAGTGACAAGTTAATTAAAATTAATAGCATTATTATTGCAAATATTGACGGTACAAATGCCGCAAGCGTAACAATGGGTATTATTAAAAGTGGTGGTTCAGTAGTTTTATTCGCTTCAACTATCTCTGTTCCTGCGGATGCCACCTTAGTATTGATAGATAAAAATTCAGGTATCTATCTTGAAGAAGGAGATGTTTTAGAGGGTGGTGCAAGTGCTAACTCAGACTTAACTTACACCATTAACTACGAATCACTAGATGATGCATAAGGAGTACAAGTATGGCTCATTTTGCAGAACTTAATAACAGCAACATAGTATTACAAGTAATAGTAATATCTAATGAAGATGTAAACGCTAATGGTGGAGATCAATCTGCTCAAGCAGAAAACTTTGTAGCTTCGATAGTGCCACATCAAAACGGTGGTAACGAATGGAAACAAACTTCATACAACAACAATTTTAGAAAACAATATGCAGGCATAGGCATGACCTATGATGCTACTAAAGATAAATTTTTACATCCTCAACCTTTTCCGTCTTGGGCATTAGATGATAACGATGACTGGCAAGCACCAGTTCCATTTCCAACAGTTACAGAAATAGACTCTAATGGAGTTCATGTACTTTGGGATGAAGATAATCGAAAATGGCTAGGAGAAACTTATACTGGTGATCCAATCGTTAAAACCAATTACGAATGGAATGCTTCTAGTAGAGCTTGGAATGAGGCCTAACCATGGCTAGTTCTAATGGCGGAATAGTAGGCGTAGATAACCCCCCAACCGATCAACCTGAAGTTATTACAACTTTTAATGCTAGTGGTAATTTAACTACAGCACCTTATACAACATCAGTTCAATATGTGATTGTTGCAGGAGGCGGTGGTGGAGATCGTGCAGGAGCAGGATCAGGTGGAGGCGGAGCAGGTGGTTACAGATCATCAGTCCCTGGTGAAGCATCAGGTGGCGGAGCTTCAGCCGAATCTTTAAGTCCAGTTTCAGGAGCTACTGTTTATCCAGTTGTAGTTGGTGCAGGTGGATTAGGTGCACAACTTTCAGGAACAACTCCTGCTTTACAAGGATCAAATTCAAGTTTTAATGGTATAGTTTCTACTGGTGGTGGGGGTGCAGCTTTTGTACCTAATCCACAAAACTCAAGAAATGGTGGTTCAGGTGGTGGTTCTTCTTATTCAAACGCAGGTGGAGCAGGAACTTCAGGTCAAGGCTATCCAGGTGGTAATGCCACGCTAAATGGCGGAGGCGGTGGCGGAGGTGGAGCAGCTCAAGCAGGTTTTGGACCACCTACACCTGCACCTCAACAAAGAGGTTGGGATGGCGGAGATGGAGTAGCTTCTTCAATTACTGGCTCACCTGTTACAAGAGCAGGAGGGGGCGGTGGCTGTGGAAGATTTACAAACAATGGTATTCAAGGTATTGGCGGTCTAGGTGGCGGAGCTAATGGCTCTAACCCTGTAGACTCACCAAATCCAGGTGGAACTGCTAATACTGGCGGTGGCGGTGGTGGAACTGATATTGGTAATCCACCCTTTAATCCTGTACCAGCAGGTCCAGGAGGATCAGGTGTGGTTATTATTAAAGAACCCAACGCAGGATTTAAATGCTCGGGAGTATGGGATATGAACGCTCTTTACGATAATGTAAAAGCAGGAACTTGGACAACTTAACATGCCTAGATTAATTGGAGCAGTATTAAATCCTGTATTAATACCTGAAGTAATAACTACATTTAATTCTAGTGGAACACTTACCACTCAACCTACTACAACTGCAGTTGAATACTTAGTTGTTGCAGGTGGCGGTGGGGGTGGTTCTTATTATTATGGAGCAGGCGGAGGTGCTGGCGGTTATTTAACAGCTACAGGTAATCCAGTCTCAGGTGGCTCACCTTACCCAATAACAGTTGGTGGTGGCGGAGCAGGAGGTTCTGCTCCTGGAGGTCCAACTTCTCCAGGTGTTGGTAGTAAAGGCTCAAACTCAGTTTTAGGTACGCCATCTCCCATTACTTCAGAAGGTGGTGGTTTTGGTAATTCAGCAGGGGCGCCTGGCAACTATGGACAAGATGGTGGGCCAGGAGGATCAGGCGGTGGAGCAGGTGCTGCTGTCCCTGGTTATGGACCACCTGTATTTCCATCTTCAGGAGGAAGTGCTGCTTCAGGTCAAGGAAATGCAGGAGGCTCATCGAATAGCCCTTTTCCAGGTTATGATGGTAATGCATCATCGGGTGCTGGAGGAGGAGCAGGTGCTGTTGGAACTAGTGCTACTTGGTATCCAGCAGGAACACCATCACCTAATGTAAATCCAGGCGGAGCAGCGGCAGGTGGGGTAGGTTTAGCAAATACAATTACAGGTTCTCCTGTTTTCTATGCTGGTGGCGGTGGTGCAGGTGGTTTTGCCAATGGACAGGGTGGAGCTGGTGGTAATGGTGGTGGCGGAGCAGGTGGCGGTACTTCGGCTGCAGCTGCAGCTGGAACTGCTAACTTAGGCGGTGGTGGTGGCGGTGCGTCACATACTGGCACATCTCCAAGCGGAACAGGTGGAGCAGGTGGCTCTGGTGTCGTTATTGTTAAAGAAGCTGGGGTTAATACTGACACATCAAGCTGTTGGGATTTAAGAACAGTTTTTACAGAAATTAAAGCTGGTAACTGGAACGGATAACACTAACCTTTCTTTTAAAACACATCTAACTTATACTATCTTCCAAGAGAGAGAAGATGAAAAATATTTACTTTTTATGCGGTTTGCCTAGATGTGGAAATACTTTGCTTGCATCTATATTAAACCAAAACCCAAACATAAGTGTTACTGCTAATTCTATAACAGCAGATATTTTATATAATCTTGAACAACTTAAAGAAACAACAAATTTTAAAAACTTTCCTGACTATCAATCATTAGATAATTTAATAAAAGGTTCTACAGAACTATACTTTAAAGATTATAAAAGCGATCATATTATTGATAGAAGTCCCTGGGGGACACCTAAAAATATAGAACTTATAAAAAAATACATTACCCCAAATCCAAAATTTATTATTTTAGAAAGACCTTTTATAGAAATATTAGGTTCTCTTGCTAAAGTAAAAAATTGGAATAAAAAAAATTTAGAAGATTCTTGTTTTTATGAAATGACTGAAGGCATAACTGCTACTTATGCTTATGCCATACATAACATTATTAAAAATGATAACGATTATATAAAAATTAATTATGAAGACTTAACAATAAATCCTAAAAAATATATAAAACGCATTTACAAATTTTTAAATATTCCAACCTACAAACATAGGTATGTTGATTTAGAACAATTTTCTATAAACAATATTAAATATGATGATAGTGTTTTAGATGGAATGTATCATGATGTTAAAGAAGATAAAGTAGAAAAAAATAACTATGATTTAAATATGTATTTAAGCGAATCAATTATAACTAAGTATAAAAACATGTCTTTAGAAAAATGGGTAAATGAATTTTTAATACAGAGAGGTTATTTTGAATCTTAAATGGTATTACTGGTACTTTCAATCAGTTATTCCTGAAAGAATATGTGACGATATTGTTCGTTATGGTAAAGAACAAAATAAAGAAATGGCTCTTACAGGTAACGCTGGCAAAGACAACAAAAACCTTACCAAACTAGAACTTAAAAACATTCAAAAGAAACGCAAGTCTGACATTGTTTGGATGAACGATAGATGGATATACAACGAAATACAACCTTATGTGCATGCAGCAAACGCAAGTGCTGAGTGGAATTTTGAATGGGATTTTTCAGAGTCATGTCAATTCACCGAATATAAAAAAGGTCAGTTTTATGACTGGCATTGTGATTCCTATACAGAACCATATGACCAACCCGAAAATAGAAATGTGCATGGTAAACTAAGAAAACTTAGCATGACTGTATCGCTTACAAACCCTGATGAGTATGAAGGTGGTGATTTAGAATTTGATTTTAGAAATCAAGATGAAGCATCGCAACCTA